AAATGTATTACAGCATTTCTGAAAATGCATTTTATATGGGCAATGCTCAAGTTCTTGATGAAGGTTTTGTAAACTATATTATGGCAGCGGGTGTTATTAGATACGACGAGAAGCCAGTTGCAGAAGCATTTGTAAATGCTGCAAAAAATATTGATAAGTTTGTTGATCTTGATTTTGTTAAAACGATTAAAGAAAACAACAACTTAATTAACGTTATGAGAATGGGTGACAATCTATTTGTTTCAAGAATAAATGAAACAGCTAAGTTGTATAACTTCTTCCAAGCTAAAAATGCAAACGAGCTTGTTGATTACGTTAATGAAAAGACAAATACTGATATCTCTACTTTTGTTGCAGACCTTCTAGAAGGTGATGCAGTAGCTAGACTATCAACACTTTCTAAGATTGAAAAGATTGAAGAAATGATTTCATTCCTAAAGGATCAAAGAAATCTATTAGCTGATGCTGATAGAGCTATTACAGAAATTAAATCAGCTGACGCTCTAATTGAGGGTGAGATTGAAAAGTTCACAAACGATATTAAAGAATTAAAAGCTTCTCTATAATGATTCTCGAAGGTAAAAATATTAAAATCATCATTGACGTCCTAGTTAATTCAATGGAATACATGGACGAAACTCAATTCGCCGATTATATGAATGACGAATTTGGTTGGGATCAAGATCTTTCAATTGAGGTTTTTAATTCTTATTGGGATTTAGGTGCAAAGGATAGAATGAACTGGTCTGATAAAGATTGGACTAAGTGGCTAAACAAACACGGTATTAAAGAATCACACACTTCTATAAAGGAAGAATCTATGTTTAAAACTAGAAAATTTGTTCACATTAAAGCATTTGAGCAGTTTATGATCAAAGAAGAAGATACATCGCGTTCTGACGGCTATGTACCAGGTTACCTATCATTTGAATGGGAAGGTATGCCTGAAGGTACTGAATTGGCCATCGACGCGTTGGGTTATTCTCAAGCAGGAAATGATGACCTTGTAGTTTGTTTTCTAAACTCTGAAGATGAAGATCTTCTAAGGGTTCCAAAATCAAAACTAGAGCTCGAACAGGGCGAAGGCATTTAATACTGCTCAAATATTTTTAATATGAAAAGGTCGCATTATAAACAATGCGACCTTTTTATTGTATAATAAGTATTATTTGATACACTACGTTAAAAAACAATATATCACAGGTGGCTAAACCTAAAAATTATTTAAACAATAAAGATTTATACAATGAGATTGTTAAATCTAAAGAGCAGGGTAAATTAACGCCAACTGCCGAAAAGATGCTTATGCTTCTTGCTGAGCGTGCTATCCGTAAAATGTCTTATGTCTATGACGAAGACCGCGAGGATTGCCTTCAATTTGCATTGCTAGATCTTTTGAAATACTGGAAGAACTTTAATCCAGATTATCCAAATGCATTTGCATACTTTACAGAAATCGCCAAGCGTGGTTATGCTAAAGGATGGAACAAACTACATCCAGTAAAATACAAAGACACAATGTCCATCGATAGAGCTGGAGCTAACAGTGGCGAAGACGGTGGATTGTTTTCAATCTAATGTCAATTAAAAGAATAAAGCCAACCCAAAAATCCGGATTTGTACAGGGTTATTTTACGCCAACTAATTTAGCAAAATACGTTGGTCCACAGCCAATTATTTATAGGTCATCATGGGAACGTAAGTTTATGATGTGGTGCGACCGAAATGAAAATGTAATTATGTGGTCCAGCGAACCTATACAGATACCATACTGGTCAAAGCTCCATAATAAGCAACGTAATTACTTCCCAGACTTTTATATAAAGATACTTAAGAACGATGGTTCAATTGGGCACATGATTATTGAAATCAAACCAGAGGCCCAAATTAAAAAACCAAAGCCACCGACAACTAATAGTCAAAAAGCGCTTAAGAACTATAAGTTCCTTGCAGAACAGTATGTAATTAATAGGGATAAATATATTGCGGCACAACAGTTTGCTAATGAACGTGGTTGGAAATTCGCCGTAATGACAGAAAAATCTCTGAAGTAATGGGTCAAATCAAGAAAGACATTGCTGATAAAATAAAAACAGCTGGTTCTAAATCAAAGGCAATTAAAGGCGCCACTGATTGGTATTCAACAGCACTCAAAACTTTCTTAGATAAATCTGTTGCAAAGGATGGCGGCAGATTTGTACCTGGTAAAATATACGTATTTAGATACGATAATCCCGTAACAGAGGGCTTACAATGGTGGGATAAGAATCCCGTCGTATTAGCACTCGATCCTTATAATAACAACGATGTTGGTATTAATCTTAACTTGCTTCCACAGAAGCTAAAAGAAACATTACTCGATGATGTGCATATAAGATTAAATGGCCAGATTAAAACCAATGAAACTCGTGCCGCAGAAAACGCTAAAGCGCAAGGACAATTAAGACTTTCTTATGAAGGTGCTAAGCGTTATCTCGATAAGTATGGATTTGGTTTTGCAATTAGACAATATATCCCCGGCATAAAAAAGAAACAAGCCGTGGTGTCTTATGAAAACTGGGCAAACATTGTGTTGTGCGACTTTGCTGACCTACAAGGTATTACTAAAGAACAGTTAGAATCGCTCTACAAAAAGTATTATAAGAGTAAGAATATATAAAGAAATTTAAAGCAGTTAAATGGCAGGTTTTGTAAATGATAAAAATGGACCTCTTTCTTATGGTAAGAGGCCATTCACATTAAGTACCGCTCTTAAGAGCTTATCGTCGTTTGGTATGTACTACGACGACATGGTACTGCGTCAGTCTCAGGCCATCGGTCCAACTGAGGATGCCCTAGGGTATGGTCAGATGAATATGATGGGTCTTGACAATGATGATATTTATGGTGCATTCGCGGCGTTGTCAATGACTGACACCAATATGCGAAAGTCAATCCCTCTATTTGATAGGGATTACCCATCTAAGAGAGACGAACTTAGAAGGTTTGCATTACATGATGAGATTGAGGATATCCTTGACATTCTTTGTGATGAGACAATTGTATATGATGATAAAAACTTCTTCTGTTATCCAGACATTATTGGTCTAGATGTTTCAGATGAGGTTGACAATTATTTTAAAAGAGCTTTCCGCCAAATCTACCAATACTTTGGTTTTAATGGCGATCAATCAGCTTGGTACTTTTTCCGTAAGTTTCTTATTGATGGTTATCTATCATTTGAAATTATTTACAATGAAAATCAGGATGAGATTATTGGTTTTAAGGAAATAGATCCTATCACACTAATGCCGGGCTTTAATAAAGAAGACGGTAAAAAGGTTTGGATTCAGTTTAAGGACCAGCCAATTAAAGAAAGGGTCCTATACGATTCACAGATTCTTTATATTTCTTATTCATCAATCACAACGGTTTCAAGGGTTTCTTATGTTGAGCGTCTTATTAGAGCGTTTAACTTGCTTAGAATCATGGAACATACACGTGTTATTTGGGCAGTGACTAATGCTTCATTCCGTATGAAGTTTGTCATCCCAATGGGTGGTAAGTCTAAGACAAGAGCAAAACAATCTCTTGCACAATTAATGCACAACTACAAAGAGGTAGTTGATTTTGATTGGGAATCTGGTTCTCTAATGACAGACGGTAAGCCAATGCTTCAGTTCTCTAGAGAATACTGGTTACCTTCTAAGGACGGTGAGACGCCAGAAATTGAAACACTTGGCGGTGACGGTCCAGACCTATCTGATGTTGAAGCACTAAAGTACTTCTCAGATAAACTAAAGCACGTTTCTAAAATCCCATACAATAGATTTATGTATGAAGACGGTGGTGGTGATTTCAACCTAGCCGCTGATGGTATGATCAGAGACGAAATTAAATTCTCTAAGTTTGTAAGAAGACTACGTTCTGCTTTCCAAGAAATTCTTGTTAAGCCAATGTACTTACAGATGTGCCTAAAATATCCTGAATTTGCAAATGATCCGCAGTTCAGAACACAAATCGCCCTAAGATTTAATGAAGAGAACATGTTTGCTGAATTGAAGCACATGGAAATCATGGAGCGTAGATTAGACTTTATTGGTCAAATGCGCGATAACCTAATGATTACTGACCCAGTAACCATGGAAGAAGAATACTTCTTTGATATGAACTTCTTAGTTGATAAGTATCTAAAGCTTTCTCCAGACGATAAGGCGGCAAATGATGCTTATAAAGCTAGAGAAGAAGAGGCAAAGGCCGGTGAAG